ACCATATCCATAACACGCTGCCATATGCAGAGCGGTTAGGTAATGGCCACAGCAAACAGGCGCCGGCTGGTTGGGTGGAACTGATCGCAAGGCAAATGGCAAACCGCGCTAGGCAGTTGGCGGATCAAATCGGGAGGCAATCCTAATGGCTGCGCTTGATCTTAATGCAATTCGTGCTGTAATCGAAGGCCGCCTAGTAACTGAACTAGCTACAGCGCCAGTGATACCTGTTGTGTTTCACAACATGGCATATACTCCAACACCTGGCAGCACTTGGGTGCAATGCCAAGTTAGCTTTGGTAATAACAACTACGTCACGATGGGTACTGGTGCAGGCGCTAGCAATAGCGTGATTGGTGTTGCGGTAATCAATATCTTCTCAGCTAAAGGCGTCGGTCCAGGCGCCAACCTTACCGTTGCAAAGAGAATCCGGGATTTGTACGTTAGAATCAATACATCAGGGGTTCGCTTTGATCCCCCAACAGGCCCAGAGGTGGTGGCCACGCCGTCTCCCGAAGGGTACTTTCAAACCCAGGTCCGCATGACCTTTGAAACCTTCGAGGATCTCTAACCATGGCCTTCTATCGCGGTGAGCAAGGTTCCGTCAAATTTGACGATGCCGGCGTCACTACTGCTGTTATTGCCTCCACTCGTTCATGGTCGATGACCATTGAAAAGGACGTGCTGGAAACCACCGCGCTCGGTGCCACCTATAAATCCAACATCGGCGGCTTGATCGCTGGCAGCGGCAGTGTTGAGCTGATATACACTGCCAGCAGCGCAGATGAAACTAAAGCGTTCATTACGGCTGCCAATACGGCAACCGATCAAGGCGTAGCATCCTTTGAGTTGTTCCATGATACCACCGGCACCAAAAAGATTAGCTTTGTCGGTTTGATTACTTCAGCAGATTACGGCGCTACTGTTGGTGAGCTTGAGATTGTTACCTGTAACTTCGTGACCACCGGCACCATTACCACCTCAACCATCTAACCATGGCTTTTTATCGCGGCGAACAAGGCACTGTCTTTTTTGATAAGGACAGCAGCGGTGGCATTTCCGAAATTGCTGCCGTGCGTTCATGGTCCATGACCGTCGAGAAGGACGTCCTAGAGACCACTGCCCAAGGTGCTACCTACAAGGCCAACATCGGCGGCCTTGTCGCTGGTAGCGGCACCATGGAGGTGATGTATGACGCACCTGGCGCTGGCGATAAGTTGGACCTAATTAGGGATGTCAACACCGCCACCGATGAAGGCAATGCCTTTGTTGAGTTGTACCTTGATGAAACCGGCGGCAAAAAGATCACCGGTAGCATCGTGATTACTTCAACCGACTATGGTGCTACAGTAGGCGAGCTTGAAATGGTGACCATTAACTTCACCATGAATGGCACCATCACGACATCGATCTAATGCCTGCCACAATCCGCCCCGTTGATCTGCTCGCCGGGGCTTTTGATCTCAACCAGCGCCGCCAGTTCAATATCAAGAAAGAAGACGGCAGCATCGTGCTGTCGTTATATTTCAAGCCAATCACCCGCGCTGATCGCAAGCGTGCTACTGGCCTAGCTTCTAGCGAAGAAGCATTGGACATCAGCACGCAGATGCTATGCCAGATGGCTGAACTGGAAGATGGCACCAAAGCATTTGCAGCGGCTGATGCCGTTAAGCTGCAACGCGAGCTGCCGGAATCAGTTTTAAATGAACTGGAGCTATTCCTGTTTGGGCTTGGCGCACCTGAATCACTGGAGACAGCAAAAAACGACTAGAGGCCGATAGCTGGCTTTACTTTGAAATGTTCCTAGCTACTGAGCTAGGCATGACCGTAAGCCGGCTTCGGCAAGAACTTACCGATGCAGAGTTCATTCATTTTGCCGCCTACTATGAGGTGAAGGGTAAACGCGAACGTCAAGAAATGGATAAGGCAAAGCAGCGCCGCTAGACTGACGGAAAGGTCGGTCTAGCAGTGGCTGTTTCAGTTCTCGATATTCAGGTAAACAGCCAGGGTGCTGTACGCAGCCTAAATCAGGCTGGTGCGGCTTCTAAAGCAACGGAAGGCGCGGTAAATGGAGTAAGAAATGCTGTAACTGGACTAGTAGGTGCCTTTACTGCTGTACAGGCGATTAAATTTGTTTTTGCAAAAGCATCTGAAATTGAGACACAGACCAAAAGCTTGGAAGTTTTAACTGGCAGCGTACAGAAAGCGAAATCAATAATTGCAGAATTGCAGCAACTTGGCGCAGTTACCCCTTTCACCAGCACCGAATTAATTGATGCTGCCAAGCGCCTAAATGCGTTTGGTGTTGAGGGCGATAAGGTAGTTGAAACCACCAGACGCCTAGCCGATGTTTCTGGTGCTACCGGCGCTGAGCTGCAAGGACTGGTAACTGCCTACGGTCAAGTGCAGGCTAAAGGCCGGCTGCAAGGCGAAGAACTACTGCAATTCCAAGAGCGTGGTATTGCACTGCAAGAAGAATTGCGGAAGATGTATGGAATGACTGGCGATGAGTTCCAGAAAGCACTAAGCAAAGGCAGGATCAGCGCAGAAGCGGTAGAGGTTGCAATTATCAGGCTGACCGATAAAGGCGGTAAATACGCCAATGGTGCTATCGCGCAAAGTGATACATTAAATGGAAAATTTAGTACGCTTACAGATGGTGTTGAGCAGCTTGCTAGGACTATTGGCACAACACTTGCACCGCAAATTAAAAACATAATAAGTCTTGCTATTTCTGGCATTGAACAAATTAATGCTTTATTTGCAACTGGGTTAAAAGGAGATTACTCACGGAGAATTGCAGCCGCATCTACTCAAATGACGGCTGGCGCTAGGTCTGACGCTTTAGATACAACAGCTAAAATACTGCGAGAAATTAGAGATGTACCACAAAAAGAAACTATCGGCGGAGTTCAAGCACAATTAGAAGCATTACGTGGAGTAGCAATAGTATTAAATAAATTAAATGATGCTAGTGTGTTGCCACCAAATACGCTAAATAGAGTTTTAGCTCAAAATCAAGCAATTACAACTTTACGTCTAAACCTAGAAGGATATTTAAAGCAATTAAAAACTGCACAGCCCAAGCCTACCAAGCCACGAGAAACGCCAGCTTTACTACCTGAAACAGTTAAACCTAAACAGCTTTCTGTTGATGATTTACTGGGTGGAGACATTAAACGCAGGCTCGACCAAGCAAGAGCAAAACTTGAAACAAGTACGGCGCAAAAACTTGTGGGTATTGCGGGACAATCAAATAATCAGCAAGCAAAGCGCATGGTTGAGTTTGGCGCTAAATATCAAGATATTCAGCTTCAAATTAATGCTATAGATGAAACACTTACGGCAAGGGCTGGCATTCGCAATCAATTAATTGCAAGCGCAACCGATAAAGCTCAATACGCATTGAACTTTGATGAGCAAAGTTTAAACTTGAAAACCCAGCGAAACATTCTTGAGCAACAAATACTTCAGACCGCATCGAATCAAAGTGCTTTATCAAAACAACAGTACGCAGAAGAAGCAATTAACAATGCAAATGCTCTGAAGTCATTGCAAGATGAGCAGGCATTATTGCAAGGCAAAATAAATGGCAATGAAGCGGAGGTAAGACTCAACCAACAGATTCGTGATCTCAAAGCACAATTCCCAGGCTTAAATGAAGCGGAAGCAAGGGGTATAGCGGCAAACATTGAAGCATTGAAGCAGCAAATATCCGCAGCAGAGCAAATGAGGCAAGTATATTCCGACATCGGAATGACCATTAAATCTGGCGTTGTTGATGCAATCCAAGGTGCAGTAGATGGCACCAAGAGCCTAGGCGAGGTTGCTGCTAATGTATTGAACAACATTGCAAATAAGCTGCTAGATATAGCGGTTAATATGTCATTGTTTGGTGCGATGAGTGGCACCGGTACAGGTGGTGGCCTACTTGGCGGATTGTTCAAAAGTGGTGGTGGATTGGGATCTGTAGCCAGCAACATGGCCCAGTACGCGCCACTTCCAAAATTTGCCGCTGGAGGCACACCACCCGTCGGTAGGCCATCATTGGTCGGCGAGCGTGGCCCAGAGCTGTTCATGCCTGGCGTGCGCGGCAGCATCATCCCCAACAACGCCTTAGGTGGTGGTGGCACCAGCGTTGTGGTCAACGTCGATGCAAGCGGTTCCAGCGTCCAAGGCGATCAAGCGCAAAGCCGGCAGCTTGGTGTTGCAATATCGTCTGCGGTGCAGGCAGAATTAGTGAAGCAGA